GTAAGCAACGCCACGATATACGTAAGTTACTGTCATGGTAAACTCCCATATACCAAAGCCCCGTTCCATGCTTTGGTGTCATGCGTCCCGAAGGATGAACGGACGTGGCGTTTGTGGATTATAGTATGCCAGGAATTATTTGTCCTGTTGTTAGGTATGTACCGATAGCAATAACGAAACCTAGCATTGCTAGTCTACCGTTTAGCTCTTCAGCTACATGCCATTTGTCGCCTTCGTGGTTGTGGTGTGTCATTTTCTTCGTTTATGGTTGTAGTTAATTCTACGTGAACTTGTTTTAGATTTTCTAAATCTTGATTTTTCACCGCTAGACATCTCTTTAGTAGTCTTTGGTGTTTTAGATGAGACTCTGCGAGATGGACGACAAGCGGGGTAGCCTTTACGCTTTTCGCCTTTCTGTCTGCCACATGGCTTACCAGTTTTTACGTCCACCCACTTCTCTTTAAACCATCTTCTTAAACTCATCTCTTTCCTCTAGTATATCCTTTTGCAGTCTTACGTTTACCACCAGACTTGACCTGTCCTTTACATACCTTAACAGCGTATGCGTTAGCGTATGCGGAGGGGTAAACTTTAAACTTTCTTTTAGCAGCTGCTTTTCCTCTGGGGCATAGTTTAGCCATTACTTCTTCTTACCCCCATGTTTACAGCCACACTTAGATCCTTTCTTGTGTGCCATTAGCATTTCCATCTACGTAGTGCCAACGCTTTACGGGTTGGCTTTCCGTTGGGCTTTTTCATTGGCCCTTTAACTCCCTTCATGCGAGCACAAAAGGAACGCTTACGAGCCCCACCCCCTGGCTGAGGAGCCTTGAGGTTGGAGCCAGTAGCCCTGTTATATTTACGCCTACCCTTGGCAGTAAGCCCACCTTTACGGGACTTCTCTCCTCGACCTAGAGATAGGCTTACGCCTTTCCTAGCCATTACTTTTTCTTCTTACCTAAAATTTTGTTTCTTACTCCAGCTGGTAGTTTAGATAAACCTTTGTTCATCTTCTTACCGTTCTTCATTGGTGGTCTACCTTTCTTACTTCCGTAAGTTCCTTTTCCCATTGGCATAATTAAGCTCCTATACTTTTAAGTTTGATGCGGATAGTTTTCTTAGAACATCATCTCTGTACGCTTCGTCAGACTGATATTCTGGTTTGTTCATGTCTCTGACAACCTCAGCCATACTCCTGTAACTTTCAGTAGGGGCTTCCTTACCAGTGACTATACGGGAATCTCGTCCCTGTGAATCTTCGTATTTTCCCATTAGTGCTGTAACTGCAAATTTGATAGCTGATTTATTTCCTGTTTTCAATACATCATCATAATCATTCTGTGCTTCTTTATCTAGGTTTTGACCAGCCCACTCCATAAGAGCCTTGTAGCCTTCTTCACCGTTAGCAAGACCTTTTATTTCATTAACCTCTGCATCAGTCAATGTAGGTTCTGCTTCTTGGTAGCCTAGTTCTTCACGAACACCTTTTAGATATGAGTCAACTAACTGTTTAGTCAAACCAGCTTTACCAAGTTTGTCATACATTTCATCGGACAAAGTACCATTGTTCTCCTCAAAATGTTTATTCATTTCAAAGGGATCTATGTTGTTGTCTTTAAATACATTACCTAGTTGTTCACCATAGACTTCGTTAGCTGTATCATAATTAACAGACCCATCTTCAGTATAGAATTGATACTCTGTTGCTGGTTCTGCTGTATCCTCAGCTGTTTCTGTAGGCTTGTCACCTAGTTTCTTTTGCAGTTCATTATAAGCTGCCTCTAAATCTTCGACACTTTTGTACTTACCAGCAAGCATTTTTTCTTGCTTTGCCATAAGCTCTTCGCCTACCTTTAGAGACTCAGCTTCTTTCTCTGCAATTTGTTGTGCTGCTACAGGATCATCTGATGTATCGTAGCGGATTGTTTCTGCCATAGTTATTGTGGTGGGGTTGTTCCAGATAGTGCTGCTGCTATTGCATTAGGTGCTTCTGGGTTTTTAGATGGGTCTAATAATGGAGTGCTTGCAAGTTGACCAGCTTGGTCAGTCAATGACTGCATCTGCTGTGCTTGCATTGCTTGTTGTTGTTCTTGATTACGCTCGTCCACACTCTTAACAAGGTTCAGTATGTCGATACCTTGTGAAGCTGCTAGACGTTTGATAGCCTCATCAGGATTCATGTACTGCTGTAAAGCCTGTGGCCCCATTGTTTGAGACACAGTAGTTATAAACTGTACAAGAGCATCTCTGTCTTGTCCTCTACCCAGTGCATTTATACCTGCTACAATGGTAGGTTTAACTAGCCCAGATGGTACAGAAGGTATCTTCTTAGATCTAGTTAGTGTGTGCATAGTACGTCCAAGGTAAGGTATTAGGAACTCTGTAGTTAACAAACTGAATAGTCCACCCAGCTGTCTCTCCAGCTCCATCTGTGTCATCCTTACTTCTTCCGCTGTAGTGCGTTCTGACTGACGTGGATTGAGAATCAAAAATGCTTCTGATAATCTTTTCTCCAACATGTTTATCATTTGATATGCAGTTTGGAAGTCAGCAGTTTTACCTACTTGTACCACACCTATTTCATCAGGTCTACCCTGTATGATAGCACCATTACCAGCGTTAGCTAAAGCTGCAGGTTTGGTTGTAGCTGAAGGTGATACAGTAAATACAACTTTGGCTGCTGCTGCACTGCCTTCAACGACAGCTTGCATCAATGCCTCTAAAGATTTCAAGTCCCCAAGGAACTCTTCAACTCTAGAACGTCCGTAATCTTCTCCGTCTACAGTGACAAAACGTAATGGCAACCAAGGGGTTTTGTCCTTGGGTGCTTTACCTACACTGTCAGGTAAGATCATGTCGTTAGCTTCTTGATGCCAACGCCAACCATTGCTGTTTAATTTTACACATGTATATACATCTACATCCTTCGTACCTTTATAGTCACCCTTAGAGTCATCATTAGGACTGTTCTCTTCTTCCAATTCTGGCAACCCTAATAATTTTTTACTGACTCGTTCTTTAGTAACAATCTCAACCACGTTTCCATTACCGTCCCTTTCAACTACATAGCGATTCAGTGGGTATACTTTCATACCTTCCTTTGCCATATAGACAAGAGCATTACCTGTTACAACTAAATGTTTTAGTGCTGCAAATATTTGAACTCTGTCTGTGGAGGCAGCAATGCTCTCCATAATCATACGCTCTATCTTTGCAAAACTAAGATCTAATTCACTCTTTGCTTCGGGTGGTATTTCTACACCTAGTTTAGAATCATCTAGCTGTAGTTTAAAAAAACTGGTTGACGGAGGTAGGAGTCCTAGCATAAGTTTTGAACTCAGCGTGGTAACTCCTTTGGCTCCGACTGATTGCCAAGGTGTTGCAAAACTTTGATATAAAGCATCACCTTCATTTCTCATTAGTAATGTTGGAATGGTTAACTCCGCACATTCATAAGCGACATGTAAGAACTGTTCACGGTGACTCGATAACTCGTTGTATCGTTGCCGTGCGTTTTTCATTATCCTCCGTATGAACCTGTGCCACCGCCACCGCCACTTGTACCAGTGTTAGTACCTTGAGGTGTATTGATTCCCTGTAGTCCACCTGACTCAGGTTTCTGTGTAGCTAGTGATTGGGTTCCTGTTTGCCCTTGTCCTTTCTTAGCTCTCTTCTTAGCTTTAACCTTTGCCTTTCTCTTTGTCTCATCCTCTGATATAGGAGTAGGAGTAGGAGCTGCTGGCATTTCTGTAGGAGCTTGTTGTATTGGTAGTGGGGGTGGTGGTGTTGTTGGTGGAGCGGGTACGGGTGGTGGTGGTGGAGCTGATCTACCGCCTCCGAATATACTTGAGATTAGGCTTCCGCACATAATTATTCTCCTTTAAGTTTTTCTTTTAGTATACGTATTATTGATAGTTGACCAGCTCTATAAGATATTTCTTTTTCTGATAGGGTGTGGTCTGGAAACTTGTCTGGGAACTGTTCATCCAGCTCATCAACGATAAGTTGGATACGTCCCCAGTCAAGCGTACTTGGGTAAATTGGTGTTGGCATGTTCAAAAAATGCGGGCATCCTGGCTCGCTTAGTGTCTGCAAGCTGTGGAGCTTTACCTTCGTACATTAGACGGTCACTTGAATCCGTCCAAAATTTTCTGCTTAAATATTTGTTAGGTGCTATGTCAGCCAATGGTTCAAAGATCCAATTAATTGTAGCTTTCCTAAGTTTGTCCAAAGAAGAGCTAGGGCGTAGACCCATATCAGCACAAACCAAACTGTTGCAAGCGACATGAATTTGCTCATCTCTGGAAATATCAGCCGATACTGTCCTAAGAGCAGCATCGCCACAAAAGCGATTGAAAGGTAAAATAACAAAGAATACAGCACGTTCTGCTACCAAGGCTTTTAGTATAGTATGGTC